TCCAAAGATAATAACCAATCGCTTTCAGTACCTACAAATCCGTTATCTACTGCTACCTCATAGGCACTTTTACCAGTAGCACCATTTGCATTAAGGTAGGCTATCCATTGCGCCCAAGTCATTCTACGAGAAGCATAAACTCCTGACGCGCCTTCTGCACCACTTACGTAAACATCAGCCCATAGTAAGTTTTTAGTATTTGATTCGGAGACATTGTATAATGTCTGTTGTTTTAGTTGTTCACTCATATCTTTATTATGCTGTTACAAAATTAATACTATTTGTGTTAGATACTCCAATTCCAGTCGTATAAATAAATAAATCTCCACCTTGTGCTGAATCGTCACTTATTTTTGAAGTAATACATAAATTACCAGAAGTTACCTTAGTCATGTCTAATAAGCACTCAAAAACAATAGTAGTGGTGCCTAATCCACTAGTAGTTAGTTTGTTATCGTTAATACCATACAAAGGGTTAGGAGTATCAGTGTTGGTATCTATTTCAGTGGACATAACCCATCTCGGAGAACTTTCTTTAGGTTCAATGGTTATTTGTCCGTAAATATCAGTTAACCATGCAGTAGGCGCTACGTGTGTTGCTCTAATAAGTATCTGTTTATCCTCTTTAAGATGATTTAACGCAGTCATTGAAGGATATTCAAACAAAGATATGGTAGATACAACTGTACTGTCGTCATAGTCTTTAATTGATATGTCTTTATAGAACCAATCTGTTTTGTCATTACGAACAATCTCTGTTTTTATTTTCAAAGACCATGGTGAAACTTGAAAGTTAAACCAATCGTTATTACTGATATTTTGAGATACGAAGTAAGGGTGTGTATTTACTAGTTTCTGCCAGTAAGTCCAATTAATTAAAAATGGATAGTACAGCCTCATTTCACAAGACTCCCTATCTACTGCTGTTTTTTGTTTTAAGTATGCTATTTTCTTTGTAGAACTTTGAGGTAAATTATTATTTAAAGCTAGTGTTTGGTCTATCCAATAGTATAAATCTTGCTGTGATACGTCAAATTCAATGGAATCTAATACAAATTCAAAATTAGTAGAAGAATTTTTTACAACTATACTTGATTTAACAAGTGAGTTTACATCGTAAGTATTAAGTATAAAGTCTGCTACAAAACCTAAATCATCCTCTATATTTATGTCATTACACGCAGTAGGTGTTGTAAAGTCTGAATAATCTAAGTTATAAGAATGATTAAATACAGTTGATAATTCTGGAACTATCAATTCACCTAATTGATATTGGTATTCTAAATTATCTCCAAAAATTAAATAATTATAGTTTTCAGCTTTTATCCATACATAAAACTTTCTGTCAACTTCATTTCTCGATTCAATAAAGGGTTGAATAACAGTTGGATTAAATCTAAATTGTACAGTAAAAGTTCTATTACCACCAGAATCAACATAGGAAAATCCTAATAAGCTAACAATATAATATGGGTTTCCAGAAGAAGGATAATTATTTCCAATAGAACTAGCGTTAATTAATCCAGTTTTAAGTAAAAATAATTTATCACTTTGACTTTCTGCTTTGTTTAAGTTGTAAGTATCATCAAGCGTTTCGTAAACACTACCTATTTCAAGGTGTGTAGTAGTAGTGCCTTTAACTTGTATTGTAGCTGTAATAGTATTTGAATCATTATAATACAATGTAGTTACATCACTACTAGCTGATAATACCTTTGGAATCTCCGTATTGTACGCTTCATTAAACCATCCAGTATCACATTCATCATCTATTGATATTGTAGTAGGCTTAATAGTCTCAGATGAAACTACTCTAAAATCTAATTGAGCAAATTGTTTAAGGCATTTATTACCGATAAACATATCCTCAAACAACATTCCAGAGAATATTGTAGTAAATGATACTTCATAGTTTCTAACACTTCTACCAGTTACATATACGTTAGTAGAATCAGCTAAACGCTTAATTGTAGTGTTTGTTATTGCAAATTGTCCCGACTTTTTCCCTAATTGTGTTAAGTTAGCTGTAGAACCTACCGACAATGCTGTAAGTCCTTGATAAGAAAACTTGCTAACCTCACCATCAATTAAACTATCTGGTGTAGAAGTAGGGTTTTCAATGTCTGTAAAGTTTAAGCTTAGATTAATCTCGTCATGAGTAGAATTAGAATATAAAGCCCAAATATAACTACTTGTACTAGTGTTGTTTATATTCGGTAAAGACGCATCAGAAATAACCATGTACAATGGGTAAACATCGTCAATGGTAGCTGAATATGTATTTTGAATAACATTAGATTCATTTACAGTAACCCAATTTAAAGTCATTCCTTTTCTAAATCCTAATTCTACGAAGTCTCCTTGAGTTTGTTTAAGAACACCGTCAAACTTATCAAAAGACATTGTGTTTTGACTTCCAGAACGAACGTAAATATCAGAGCTTATTGTTAGCTTAGAGATTATTTTATCTCCAGCATTTGCTTTATAGTTGCTACTAGAGTTACCATAAATGTCTGTGTATGACTTAGATACTAATTTTATTGGCATCTTCTAATATTTTATTCATTTTATTAATATCCTTAGTCTCCATTGCTACTTGCAACTCGGAACACATTTCCTTTGCTCTTTCAATAACTGACTTGTATTCGTCACTCATTTCATCACTAAGTGCCATTAATTCAAACTTATCCTTAGCTTCTTTTGTTATAACTTCTAATTCTTTAGAAAGTTGGACTAGAGTATCTGTATTCATAGAACAAATTTAATATATTTTTGTTAACTTAAATTGATTTGTAAACACATTGTAAGGTTCTTTATAGTCAATTACAGCATAATTTTTCTCATCAAAATAGTCTAGCTTAGTAATTTCACATAGTTTACCATCAATAAGCACAAAGTTTTTATTCAAAATACCTACAAATTCAGTACTAGTTATTTTTATTTTAACACCTCTTTTGATTATATATTGATATATTTCTGGATTATTAATGTAGTGAAACTTATCCCAAAGGTATGTAGGTGTAAGAACTTCTTGATTTTCTCTAGCGCCAAATGCTTTATCCCACATAAATATTTTAGTAGTGGAAAAGAACGCATCTGTTATTTGTATCGCACCATACTTGTTTTTCTTAGCAACAAGACCAGTTTTACCAAGTGATAGTTTGTCTATAGCTTTATACAAGCCTAAGAATTGCTTTTCTAACCACGTTAGCTTGTCTTTTCTCTTAGCAAGAGCAAATGGTATCGTTTTTTCTTGAAGTCCTTTTATAAGGTTTAATTTAGGGTCTGTAGGCTTTGTTGTATCTAGTGAATATTCTGCTAAGTTATTCTCAAAAGCATCAAGCGTATTATAATCTGAATAGTCAGTTAAGTAATGTATGTAGTATCTTTTAAACAGTTTACTAAAGTCATACTCGAAGGCATTAACCCTATCTGCTTGAACAACAAGTGATGATGATAATTGTTGGTTAGCATTTACACTCCAATAATCCCATCTTTCTAATTGCACAACACCATTTTGGACTTTAGTCTTAGCATTAAACATATTTTCCATTGCATAGATTAAACTACCTAAAGTACCAACTGTATCACTTGCTTGTGGAAACGCTTTGTTTAATCCAGTACCAAAATCACCAGAGAATACATCGTACCACTTTACATTTGTTCTATTTTGTGGTATCGGAAGTATTACCATGTCTTTATAATCACCTTCTAAGATTGAGGATTGGAATTTAAACCCTAAGTGATTACAACCTTTTTTAAGTAAATCAATCGCTGTACTTGCTTTTAAAGTATTTAATGGTGGATTTAATAATCTATATACCTCAAGTCCTAAAGCAACTGCTTGATATAGTAATATTGCAGTAAAAGCTAGTGCAACAACTAATTTAAGCGCGTTTATAACAATGCTTTTCCAATCTGCAACAACAACTATTCCTGCTACAGAAACCCCGTATAAAGGTTGAACAGCCCATGCAAGACTTATTGCTCTTTCTTTTACTTCCCTTGCTTGTTGTGCAATAGTTATCGAGATAGTAAACAAACCTAATGAAGCCATTAAAGCACGTGCATTTGCATCTTGTGGAAGTATCTGATACTTAATATCAATACCAGTAATTGGATTAGATAAATGCACTAAATCCCATATTAAAGTTTCTGCTTTATCAAAGAATTGGTCGTGTCCTAAATAGTTTTTAAGTGTAACATGTACTTTATTATCGTATATCTTTAATTCACTAGTTAGGTCTATAAAGTATTCAATAGATTGTTGTGCAAACTCAATTTCATATGGTATTCCTTCTAATAGTTTACCTTGACTAATATGGTCTTTTACAATCTTATTACCTTCCCTTGAAAGTACAACTGTATCAGTAGTCATTTTTTGTTGGTCTACACGTGCATCAAAATCAATAGAAACACCGATATCAAATCTATTATCTGGAGATATTTCCTGTCCGTTTATTTTATGCTTCATAATATTTTATTTAAGAGAATCTTGAAATGTTACGAACTTTTGTATTGCCAGACTTCTTAGTTTCTACAATGTGCATTACACCACTTAATATTTCAGCTACTTCTACTTGGTTTTCTGGTTTGTTTTTAATTACATTTTTTAAGTCTTGTAATTCAGAAATAATCATATCTGTACCCCATGAACCAACATTTAATTGCATTGCACCTTCACCTTTACGCATAATATCACCTCTACGGAAGTCCTCTGCTAATTTAGCAATTTCCATTGTAGTCATGTTACCAGTCATTGCGGAAAGTTGTGGATTAAGTACTTTTTCTGAACCATCTACACGAACAATATATCCATCCTGACCTTGTAAATGTGGTTTACCTAAAGCACTAGCAATATTTGTTTCTGTACCATCAATAAATGTAGGTATTGAATTTATAAGTTGATTTATTAAAGTAATATCAGTAAGTGTTTTTGTAAATGGATTTTCACCAACCTTAGCATTCTGAATATTATTAGAGTACGCTTGAAATACAGTCATAGCCATTTGACGTATTTGTATTGACCTTTGCTCATTCATTCTTTCTTTTTGTGCTTCTATTTCTTGTTTATCAATTACAGCAAGTGATTCTTGTGCTTGAATATTTCCTGCTACAGCTTTTTCACGTAGAAAGTCAGCTTGTGTTGACATCCTATCCATACGTTTATCTAACATATCAATTCTGCGTTCTGCCATGTTGATATAGTGTTCAAGTGATTTTTGAATTAATGTGTTTACAGATTCAGCTGTTTTTTTAATTCTATCTAATCGCATTTCTGCTTTTTTCAACTCAAAATCATCTTGGTCTTTAGCAATTTTTTCATTTATTTGTTTTTCAATATCTGCTTTTTTATCACCAAGTATTCTTAATTCATTAAGTTCTTCTTTGTCTAAATCTCTACGTTCGTTTTTAGCTTGTTCTTCAATGTATGCTTTTTTAACTTCATAGTTATCATCTATTTCTAATTTTTTAATTTTTAAATATTCTTCTTGCTCAATAGCCCATTTTAAATCATCTTTTGCAGATTGCATTGCACTATCAGAAGTTCCTTTAGTGCCTAATACTTTATTTGCATTTATTCGCTTTAATGCAATTGTATCCTCTATTTCTTGTGCATTTTCAATTTTTTTCTTTTTTTCTTGTTCAAGGTCTGCATTTAATTCATCATATTTTTCCTTATAATCTTTTTCTCTTAAAAGTTTTTTATTATCAAATTGTTTTTGTTCAGATGCTATCATTTTAGATTTTTCATCTTCTGAAGCATAATAAAGTGAACCGATAGCATAATCTCCAGTATTTTCAAGTATTTTTTGTTGTTTTTCTAATTCTTTATTATATTCTTCTTGAGCTTTTATAGCGTCTCTATCTAATTCATATTCTGATATTTTAGCTTGTAATTCTACTTGCCTTGATAAATACTCATTTGTAGTTTTATATTCTATGTTTAAATCTATAAGAGGTTTGTCTTTTTCAGCATAACCCTTCTCTTTTTTACCAGCTCCTGCGCTTCCAGAAAATTTAGTATTCATTTGTTTTTCATCGTCTAAAAAATCTGAAAGGGTTTTTCTATATTCTATTGTTCTATTTAATTCTTGTTTTAAATATTGAAAATATTTGTATTGTTGTTCTTGTGGACTCGTTACTAAACCTCGTCTTTTAGGCATTGTAGGTTCTAAATTCCCAAGCTTTAATAATTCTTCATTTAATTTTTCTTCACTTATTTTACCTCTGTATTTTCGTTTTATATCTTGTGTTGCTTCAAAAATATATGGCTCTCTAATTTTATTAAGTTTTGATTGCAATACTTTTTCATGTTCATATAATTGCGTAGCTTTTTCCTTAGTTTCAAAATTTAATTCTTCTTTTTTACGTTTAATTCTTTTCTTAAATTCTTCTTCATTAATTCTACCCGCTTCTTTTTCAAGTCGCATTTCTTCTGTATATTGATTTAATTTAATATTTTGTAATTCCATAAAATCAGTTGCGTTTTTACCGCCTTGAGTTGTGGAAGCCTTCCATTTTTGATAGTTTTGACGTGCTACATCTATTCCGTTAGATAATTCTATCCAATGTTCTGTTAGTTTTACTAACATATCAATTACAGCTAATATTGCAATGCTTTTAAATGACATACCAAATACCTTAACTGCATCCGCTCCAGTTAACGCGCCTTTTGCCATTTTTAAAAAGCCAATAGATAAACTTTTAAGCCTTATCTCATTAGCTATTGCTAAAGTTTTAAATGTTACAAACGCTACAATTAATTGTCGTATGTTATTAAGTATACCTCCAATATTGTTGCCTAAACCCAGCATTACTCCTGCAAGTGTTTTGTTTACTCCAATATTCTTTTGTGCTTGGTCGAAATATAAAGCAACATTATTTTTAAGTACATTCCATGCTCCACCAAAAGTTTCTAATCTTGCCTTAGCGTTTGCACCAAAACTTCTTTCTAACATAATAGCAAATCTTGGCATTACATCATCTGCTAAAACTTTACCTTCCTTCATTAATTTACCTAATTCAGCTTCGGTAACACCCATAGATTTAGCCATAATACCGAAAGCACCTGGCAATCTTTCACCTAGTTGCTGTCTTAATTCCTCTGCTGAAACCGTACCCTTAGAGAACATTTGAGATATAGCAAGTAACGAACCTTTTATATTATCATTTGATAAGGCAAGTGCTGAACCAGCTTTTATTACACTTTCGTAAATTCTTTTACGTTGTTCTAAACTTAAATTGGAAGATTGAGTAGATGCAATAAAGTTTTTGTAAGATTCAATGATTGAAATTAAATCTTGCCCATAAGATAATGATATATCTTTAAGAAAAGCAAAGTTCGCTTCGTACTCTTTAGTACTTCCAGATACGTTTCTAAGTGATAAATTAAGTGAATCTAATTGTATTTGAGTATTGAATAATGATTTTACTACGTCAACAACTCCAAATGCTAATCCTAATTGCATAAAAGCATTCCTTAAACTGCCTATAGCCTTTTGGTAATTACCTACATTACGGAAGTTATCACCTACTGTACTATCAAGTTTTTTAAGTGCTTTATCACCTTCAATTGCTGATTTAGTAGTTTCTTTGTATTGTCTGCTTAGCTTATAGTATTCTGCTGAGTTTTTCTTGCCTTGTTTTTCAAGTTCAAGCATTTCAGCACCTAAACGCTTAGATTCATTCTTTAAATCACGAGTATTTTGTACTAATTGTTTATAGGCATCTGCTAAGTCCTTCTCAACTTTCTTTTTCTTTTCTAATTCTTTAGTTAATCGTTCTTCTTCTTTAGTTTCGTCTCTTGTAAGTTTAATGTTTTGCTGTTTAGTTTTAGAAGATTGTTGAGCAAGTTTTTCTTGTTCTTGAAGTGATTTTAATTTTTGTTGATTAACTTTTTCTTGCTCTTGAGAAATCTTTTCTAATTGTTGGTCTAATTTAGCTTGTTGAGTGTTTAATTTAATTTGCTTATCGACTTCTGCATTTAGTTTTTTAACACTAGCAATTAAGGCTTCAATATCTTTTATACTCTCTGGCTTAGAACTTTTCAATTCTTTTTTAAAAGATAATCCAGTCTTAACCAATTCAGCATTTAGTTCAGCAACCTTTTCAGTAGCAACCTTTGCACCATCAACTAATACTTGAAATATCTCACTTTCAAATATATCTTCACTCTTAATTTTATTACTCATATCAACTTATATTACTTTGTTTTTCGTATTCTTCTAGTATCGAATAAAACTCTGATACAGAGATAATTTTCCAATCTAATCTATAACCTAACCATTTACCTAAGTATATCAATGTTTTATCAATACTTAACCCTTCTTCCGAACCCTTTTGTAAAGATACAATTTTAGCATCTTCTATTTCTATTTGTGTTAGCTTGAAATTGTCTTTTGTGATTAAAAACTCACATTGAAGCATTGCTTTCTTCTTTAGAATATCCAAATACTTCTTATATTCTTTGTTTACACCACGCTTCTGTAAAAAAGAGTCGTATAACTTATTAAATGCTTCTTGATTTCCAGAATCCTCTTTAGTTTCTAAATTAACGTACTTTACATCACCTTCAAGGCACTTTTGCCAATTAAATAATGGTATTTCTTCAATTGATTGATAATATTTCTCTGACATTCTTTATATATTTTTCTTTCATTTCTTCTTTAAATAACGCAAGTGTATCTTCCGTCATTCCAAGTATTCGGTCGTCATACCACTTAGACTTCTCAAATTTGCTTACATCACCTTCAATTTCTATTGAATCTAAAAATACAGAAACAAACATAGAACGATAAAACTCTCCAGAGTCATATAGTGTAAATGGTGTTCCTTTTACTTTGTCTGGATTAATTTGTTCTGTACGTTTTGAGTATCTACCAATGATATTTCCATCTATATCAAGCCCTTTTTCAAATTGGTATTCTTGAACCCACTTTACTATTTTATTTCTAAACTCAACATCGAAACATTTTACCCATAAACTTTGATTGTAACCACGCAAAGACTTTGCTTTATTTAGTACTTTGTTTATGTCAGTTTTAGCAAAAAGGTCTTTCATAATTCAAAGGTAAAAAAAAAGAGGTACAAATTAATGCACCCCTTCCTTAAATGTTTACTTAAATACTATACTAAAGTAGTAGATAATGTTCCAACATATCCATTTTTAGCAACCGACAACGTAACTGGCAATGAAGCAGTTTGTGAAGCGAATGTCAATGCGTAACTGTTTTCAGTAGCAACACAAGTTAACAAGGTGATTGCAGCACCAGTAGCTGTGTTTTTAAGAGTAAAGTCAGCTTGAACAAGTCCAAGAACTTTAATTCTATTTTTAGCAGTACCATAATCAAGAACTCCAGTAACAACAAGAGTAGTTTGAGAAGCAGAAGTTTTATCTAAAGAAACATCCAACAATCCTTCAAGATTATTAAAGTCATACAAGTCAGTTGTATCGTTTGGAGTTAATAACCAAAGAGTAGACTCATCAAACAATCTGTAGAAGTCAAATCCTACCATGATTTTTTGAGTAGCTGAATCAGTAGCAAACATTAATTTTGCTTCAAAAGATTCGTTGTCTACTGGAATTGGGTATAATTTATCACCAACTTTAGAACCAACTAAGTTTCCGTTAACGTCAACAACATAAACACCAAAGTCAACACAACGATTGTCTTGGATTTTACCTAATAATTGAGGTGTTTCATTCCATAATTGACCTGCAAAAGAACGTTTACCTTGTTTGATAAATACTTTACGTCCAGATGGTGCTTCCTCAAAAGTAGAATCAGCCTTAGCTAACTCAACGTTTTCAAATTGTGGAAGTGGAAACCATCTCTTAGAAGCATCAGCTTGATTAGCCAAAGCTGTAAAATTAGCCTCAGTAAAAGTAGTTGTTAAATCTAAAGAGTTTTTAGCGCCAGTTGAATCTTTCAATGGAACTAAGATAAGTTTTGAAGTAACGGATTGAATCGTTACACAGTTTGGTTTACCAGTATTTGATAAACCAGATTCGCATTTACATCCTAATGACATATTTTTAAAGTTTTAAAGGTTAGAAAAAAGAAGGGGAGTTACCCTCCCCATTCAAATTAAGGTTTTAATAATGCAGTTTTTGCAGTAGAGAAAGTCCCTTTAACAAAAGCATTGTAGTGATTAGATTTCACATAATGAACCGCACGTGCTTCACACAAGATTGTCATTAAGTTTTTAGTGAAGTCATCATTTACATAACCAACTTGGATATTTAAATCTTCTCTAATACGTAAGTTAGATTTAGTAAAGTCACCAACTAAGAAAGTTCCTGCAGTCATACCAACATTTTCGATAACTGGAATACCTTTTACTCTAGTAACTCCGTTAGCATCAACATATTGCATAGCATAAGTGTACTCACCAGTAGTAGTTTTATTTAATTGCATTTTAACTGCATCCTCAGGGTGAAGAACAATATAGTTAGCATTAAACAATCCAGTTTGAATTTGCGCGATTGCAACAGACAATACATCAAATTCATTTGGAGTAACATACTGTAAAGCAAAGTTACCAGCCGCCCAAGCAACAGCGTTAGTTAAGATACCAGTTAAGTTATCTCCAGTACCATCACCAGAAAGGATTTGAGAATCTAATTTCAATTCAACGATTTCCATCAACTCATTGTTGATTTCATTACGCATGAAAGGTAAATCAGCAATCATTTCTTTAGAAACTTTAATCCATGCTGTAACTTTCTTAACTGCTACAGAAGTTTCAACTACATTGAAGTCAGCTTGTGATTTCAAAGCACCCTCTGCTGTCATATCAGCGCCACCTTCTTGTCCACTAGACTGAATGTAAGTTATATACTTAGAAGTTGTGCCAGAAGCATTAACTAAAGAACGCAAGAAAGGCATTCTACGTGCAATACGAGTAACCCCTGCTTCTAATTGCGATAAAGCAACTGTACCACCAGAGTAGTTGTTCGTGATTGACATTGTACCTACTGCTTTCACATCAAGGTTCATCAAACCACCTTTTTCAGCGATGTCTTTGATTTTGTCGATAGAATCAGAATAAGCATCAGCGATAGCTTGTCCGATAGATTTCAAACTAACATTTTTTGAAGTTTTTTCTTCTTTCATACCTTCTACTAAACCTTCCAATTTTGCAATTGCAGATTTAACTTCGGAGTTGTCAGATTTACCTTCTAAGTCTGTTAATTGATTTTTCAACGCTTCTAAGTCTGTTTTAGAAACGGAATTTGCTGTTTTTTCAGCAACAATTGAGTTTACTTTCTCAATTACTTGTTCTGGAGTCATTTCCATTTTTGTTTGTTTTTAGGTTTAAAGTTTACAATAATTCATTCTACGCTACGTTGGGTTTTCGTTTTGTAGAGTGATTATCTCGGCTCTAACGCTTCAAACTAACATTTACAAGCATCTTTATATTTTGAAACAGTATAGGTAATAATAATACCACTTAAATTAGCGTCAAGTATGTTTTTATACATACCATTTTCTGTTTCAGTTCCAAATCTACTAAAAACTTTTCGATTAAACTTCTCTAAACGCTTATAAAGTGAAAAATTATTTATTACTTTCTCAAATTCTTCTTGTAAAGCAATCATTGGTTCAGATACTTGAAGTCTATGGTCTTTAGTATAATAGTTTAATACATCCGTTTCATCAAGGAATAATACAGTCATTTCCATATCCCTTTCAATTGACGAATCTATACCATAAAGTGTTTCACTATGATTTTCAAGTAACCACACTAAAGGTGTCTTATTCAGTAAGTTATTGTCTTTTTTAGCAAACTCTATGTTAGTAGCTAACTTAGTTCCAGTGATTACAAATGGTAACGGACAACGCACCGATTTCACGAGTGTAGCACTTTCTATTTCAAAGTACGTGTCCTTTACTACAGAGGTAACAACCGATGAAGCATCTGCACCACCAGAAGTTTTACCAAAAATAATTTTACCTGCACGAATCCATTTAGTGTTACAAGTATAAAATCTTTTGTTAGAATAAGAATTAACTTCAATCGAAGTATCAATCTTATCTACTATTTCTTCAAATAAAACACTAATATCTCTCATATCCAATAAGCATATTGTTTATTATATCCTCTAAAGTCTGGATAAGTACCTAAGTTTAACATTATATAATCTTGAATAGCACGATAAGTCTTTACAGATTCATTGTAACGTAAATATATAGGTGTATGTGCTGAAATAGGTGTAGAATTCTCTGTACTTTGTTTAACAACTCCGATAGGTGTAGTTTGAGTAACAGAATCCTTCATATACTCAAAATAGATGAATCCTAATAGCATATCTTTCATTCCCTTAGAGATAAGCAATCTAATATCCATTTCTTCCTTAAAAGGCTCGAATAACTTAGTGAACTTTGCGGTCACTGGCTCGCTGTTAACATCTAAGTCAGCTATAAATTCATCATAAAGTGTTACACCCAACAATTCAGTTAGGTATATATCCTCGTATCTGTCAATGTAAGACTGGATATTAGTATTCGCATACATTCCAGTAGAAAGTGCAAACTTTCCAGTAAAATCATTAATCGTTACAAACAACCCCATAACCTTGCTCTAAAAAGATATTTGCGTGTTCACCAGAAATAACTACTACTTCACCTTCTTTATTGAATGGTGCTTTGTTATTAAAAGAAAACTTAACTAATTCGTGGTTTTCAAATTTATTGTTTAAAACAACTTTAGCTTCTTTTGTACGTGGTTTTTTAGCTTCCATGTTATTATTTAATATTAGTTACAACTTTACTCCAATCAAAAGATTTTTCTTCTTCTGTAGGTTCGATTATTTTTTTAACGTCTAATGCTTCTACATTTAAACTTGCTATTTCAGATAATTGAGCAACTAAGAACTTATGACGCATTTCTAATGAGTATAAACTATCATCTGTACGACTTCCGTTACCTAATGCTTTAATTATAGTGTCCATTTCTTTTGTGATAGTAGTGATAATCTTAGATTTTTCTTCTGATTTACCAACTTCTAAAACTGGAGTCATTTCGTTAGCACCAAAAGTTACTGCTGAACCTTCCCAGAGTGCCACCTCTGAAACTAAGTAATATCCTCCTGCTTCTTTAGTTTCATCTTCAATCCACTTAATCTTATCAGCTAGATATTTAAAACCAATAGAATGCTCACGGATAATTCCATCTTGATAATCGCATAAAGCGTCATTACCTAAAGTAGAACTTCCAAGTTCACCTACAGCATATAATCCGTTTTCGTCTTCCTTAAGTTCAACGAACTTTCCTATTTGCATTTTCCAATCATGGTGTCTTAGGAAAGCAATTTTTCTATTTGAAGAAGAATCACAACCTCTTTCTTGTAAAGATTTAGAAAAGGCACCTTTTACAATCATATCTTGGTCGGAATCAATGTTCCCAAAATGTGCTAAATACATTGCTACCTTACGAGATTTCGCATCAACATCCTTAATTTCTAAAGAATGTGATTTAATTTTATAGGTAGAATTAAGTTTATTATTCATATTTACTTAAATTTGTTGTACAAATGTAAAAAAATTATTATGAGTAACCCTTCTTTTTGGAATGCTTTTTTCGGAACACCTATAAATAATAATCAACTTAGGGAAATAAACACCCTATTAGATACAAATAGAGCATATCAACATGACTTCTATGGTAAGAAAGTGCCTATCTGGATGAATACTGAAAAACCATTTCAAGCATACGTTGAAATACCAGAATTAAGAACTGTTGTCGATAAAAAGGCTCAAATGCTTTCACAAGGTCGCCCAAGGCTTGTAAAACAGGACGGTACGGAAGTAGAAAAACACTGGGTACTTGATTTAATTAAAAATCCTAATCCAATGCAAACTTGGCAGGATGTAATGTATTCTATATCTGTAAATGATAGTTTATTTTCAACTGCTTTGTGTTATGCGCCAAGAAGAAGTTTCGGAATAGTTAATTTATTTGTTCCACTTGCTAGACATAAAGTTCAAATCAATACTTCGGGTAGAACTCTTAAACAAATGGATAAAGGTGGTCTTATTAAAGACTATACTTATAACTATGAAGGTGGAAAGCCAGAAACACTAACAAATGAAGAAGTAGTTATCATTCAAACTACGGATGGTGTTAATATTTTAGATTCTATATCAAGAATTGAGTCTTTAAAGTACCCATTATCTAATATTAAGGCACAATATAATAAACGTAACATACTTTTAGAGAATATCGGTGCTATTGGTATCTTATCTGCTTCAAACTCTGATTTAGGTGGTGCTTTACCAATGAGTCCAGAAGAAAAAGAACAAATACGTAAGGATTGGTATAACAGAAGTAAAGACGAGATTATTATTGCTGAAAACGATGTTAAATGGACACCAATGTCTTATCCCACTAAGGATTTAATGTTGTTTGATGAACTTAAAGCTGATAAACTTGCTATTATAGACGCTTTTGGTCTTAACTACTATATTTTCTCTAACGAAAGTGGTTCTACTTACTCTAACGTGAATTATGGTGAGAGATTATGTTATACTTCTACTATCATTCCAGAAGCTGAAAGAATTTATAATAATATTACTGAACAATTAGGATTGGATAAAGAAGGTTTAAGATTAGTTGCTGATTACGGACATTTACCAGTATTACAAAATGATATTCTACAAGAAAGTCAATCTATTGACTATAGAGCATCTGCATTAATTAAAATACAAGGAGAGTTAGGAATTACTCTAAGTGATGATGAGAAAAAATTATTCCTTGGATTAAAGAAAGGAATTAAATAAATAGTAGGTATATGTGAAACTTCCTCTTTTATCAATAGAACACAATTAAGCCGTAATTATTTTACGGCTTTTTTTGTGCATTAAAAAAGCCCTCAAGCCAAATAAATAGCGAGAGGGCTGAAAAAAGAATCAAAAGTAGTTAGTACCGAAAGAAAAGAAAGAAAAGCACTAATAACTTGCACAAATATACTCTTTTTTTATATATCCAACCTTTTAAATAAAGATTTAATCAACATTGACAATCCAGCAAGACAATCGGGTGCGTCATCATTTTTCATTTTACCTTCCTTACTAAAAGATAGTAGATTAGTCATAAATTGGTGATAATCGTTGTTATTCTCGTATTTTACAAATACAAAGGCATTAATTATACTTGCTGACTGCATAATTATCCTTGTCATCTTATTTTGCGTATTATGTACTTGTAAAATCTTAGTTCTAGTTTGTTTTTGTAAGTTTCTAGCATACATAGCACCCATCGCATTGCTTTCTACTCTACAATATGAAGTTCTGTATCTATTTAACTTCTCTGCAATTAAAGGAATAGTTACATCGGTATTATTTTTATTAAAACAATAATCTGCAATGTAAATAGTTCCATCAATAATAACTGCTAATGCCATAGCTGTATAATCTGCACCTTGGTCTGATACATCGACATAAGCAATACTTCCCGCACTTCTACCTTTGATAAGATTAAAGTCTGCTTCGGTAATAGTTCGTAAGTTAGAGAATAAACGACCTTTTAAATCGACTGGTTCTTGCATATACTCTGCACTCCAAATATCTGGATTGATTTTCTTACGAATCATCTTATATTGGTCTGTAGACATTACATCAGCACAAAAAGTTTCTTCATTTGCATCTAAGGCAGGAATAACAATAGATTCATCATAACTACCTTCTTGAAAATTCTTGCCTATAACATCATTTGTCGACCATCGAGTACCAATATCAATCTTAGCACACGTTCGTTCAAGACGTGAGTCGTGAGTACCTTCTTTCCATTGTAAAACCCTATCATTGGTAACGTCGGACAACGCATCCTCAATACCACGATACAAGTCATCGGTAATAGCAAGTTTTGTAGCACCAAAACCGATAATTGTTCCACCTACACCAGCACCAAAGTAACCTACTTGACGAGATTGATTGGTATTCCAACCATTAAGGTTTGCTTTATCATTGGAGATACTTACTTCTGGAAATACAGAATTAAACTTTTCTGATTTTAACACTTGACGTACATCGTATGAGAACTTTTGATATAGAGTTCCAGTACAAGTGTTACGCATTACAGATTCAGTAGGATTCCTACCTAACGTCCAAGCACAGAATAATGTTGTTATATATGATTTTCCGCCCCTTGGTGGCACTGATACAGATAAAGAGTTAATCTTACCTTCTTCGATTCTTTGGAATGCTCTAGCGACACGTTGTAAGAATTTACGTTTAAGAAAGAAATCTTTATCGTAGAACTTACAAAACTCCCAGAAATCATCTTTACCTAACTTGGCTCTAAGATGGTATTCCAGTGCTTTCCTCGCTTCTTCCTTCGTTGCTGTCTTCTGCTCCTTCTCCGAGTGCAAGTTCTTGTTCTCTAAAGTAGTCTGGTTCATCATCATCATCGTCATTTAATAGTGCTTTAATATCTTCTTCTGAAAAGTTGCTTATATCAACTGTAACATTTTTACTTTCAACTTCTTGTGCGTGTGGCTTGTAGGCGTTATCCATCAATGCTTTATAGGCATTTACATCACCCTTAAGTGCTTTCTGTAAAATAGCTAGTGTCATTTGATATTCTATAGGAATATATGACTCAATACCAGTAATAGGGTCTTTTCCCCATCGTGTAGCTTCTAAAATAGCACGAACTACCGTACTTCTATTCAATCTGCCTTTAGGTCTACCACCAAGGTTTCTTTTAGGCACGTCAGTTTGTTCAACTTCTATAGGTTCGTCTTTTTTAGTTACATCGTCTGGTTTAGGTACTTTTAGTGGATAAAGTGCTTCTTTTACCTCTTTTTCGCTGTATTTGTTCCTAAATTGTACTTTTTCAATGAAAGAAAGTCCTTCATCACCACGTTTTTTAGGTTTTATAACGTATTTACCACGCTTAGTTCCTGCTTTTACACCTCTTGAATCAGGTGCTTTCTTCTTAGGTCTGCCAAGTTTAGGCTTTAAAGGGTCGTGTTCTTTGTCTTTTTCCATTAGAATAAATCAATTAATTTGTCTGCTTGAATAACATTCGTTTCGTATTTACCTCTGCCAGACTTAGTTTTTAATCCAAGGTTAAACTTTTCACGAATTAACTCGTCTTGTTCTTCATTGGTGCAAATAACTATGAAGTGTGAACGTTGTTCTGTGGGTTCTTTTTGTGGTTCAAACATATTATCGAATGAATCAAAAACCATTTCATCTAACTGAATATCTAAGTTCAATTCATCTAGTGAAAAACTACCAAAACTTAAATCACCTTCCATAGCTTCAATGCAATTACTACGATTAGCCCTAACATTAAGCAAGAGGTCACGATAACCTCGAACCTCTTGTCTTTCTTTTGTTGTTTACGAACTTTAGTATTATGTATTTCAACAATCTTAGTGCGTTTCTTTGGGTCTTTAAAATCACGCTTTAATTGTCTTTTTTGTTTTCTAGCGTAACTCATCACGTAGTTTTTTAGCTTTTTCGTCATACCACCGAGCTTTCTCTAATTCACGTTCTATAGGTTGGTCTGGTTTTGTTCCTGCTCTCATTCTGTATTTGAATGACGTCATTTCACAATGCGCAATTAATGCTTCTGTACCCCATAAAAGTTTCATCATGTCGATTACTTCCATGCTACCACGTTTGTAGTGTTCTGGATTAACAAAGTCGTAATCCTCTTTTTGGTCTAAGCTATTAAGCTTATCTAGTTTTTCAGTTATTTTATCTTTACTCATTGTTCTAAAAAATTCAGTTGTGAAAGTATTTATACCTTCTATTTTACCACCACTTTTACATTCTACAAGTTCACCAAGGAAACTTTCATAATCATCACCTAAAAAAAGGTAGAATTTAACTACAAAGTTTTCGGATTCTAATAAGTCTCCATATCTAACGTCAAACTTTCTATAATATGATTCAAAATCTTTTACAGGTAAACAATGACTATCAGTTCCTATTCTTAATCCTACTGAACCATCAGAGGTATAGCCTATAAACTTACAGACTACACCACTTGATTTATGTTGATACGTTACCATTAGTCTTTTATAAAAGTTCCGTTTTTTAGTATTCCCGTGCGATTTTTAATTTCTTGATAAGCAATTTCTTCACACTCATCAATATCAAAACCTAATTGTTCAGCAAGTATTGTAATAACAACTTTTATGTCGCCAAGTGCGTCAATCTGCTCTATTTTATTGCCTTTAAGGATTGCGTTAGCTAATTCTCCAACTTCTTCGCTTAGTTTCATGAATTGTTGAGGTGCTAATTCTGGATTTAATAATCCTTTTGGTTCAGCCCATGCAAGTATTTCTTTCTTTCTCATTGTTTTTAATTTAAATCGTCATTTAACATATTTCTCTCTTTTCTTAACTTCCTAATAAAGTTAAACACTCCTTTTCTATTCTCACGAAATCTAAATCGTATTGCGAATAGTTCACGCTTTGATAGTTTCATTAGTCAAGTATTTTAATTCGTTTCATATATTTCCATTCGACCTCACCCTGACCA